AGGAGATTTAAAAATGGCTTTACCAAGCGATGAACACAATGCAGATTCCCGTCTACAAGTCCGTTTCTACAAACGGGCAATTAAACAGGAAGATGCTTCCAACGAAGCTGGCCGACCAATTTACAAAGAGTTTGATTTTGTACATATTTGCGTAGCTGGCGATACCCTAACCGAAATTGATACTTATGCCCTAGAACAGCATAAACAGCGTTTTCCAATCCATTGGGCGCAGTATCAGAACAAATTAGGGGCTGATGATAACGGTTACGAAGGAACTCCTTTATCCGAATGGCCTTTAGTATCTAAATCACAAGCTGAAGAACTTCGTGCTATGAAGTTTCACACGGTAGAAGCCGTAGCTAACGCTTCAGATCAGCAATTACAGCGTATTGGAATGGCGGCAGGAATGTCCCCATATGCGTTTAGAGATAAAGCAAAAGCATTTTTAAATCTAGCCACCGTTTCAGCAGAAACCGACAAGCGTGAACAAGAATTAAACGCTTTGCGGGAAGAACTTGCCAAAAAAGAGCAAGAAACTGCTAAAATTAAGGCTGAAACAGATGCGAAGCTGGCACAAATGCAAGAGCAAATGGCCGCTATACTTGCCGCTGTTGGTGAAAAGAAACCCCGTAAAGCTAAAACGGTAGCCACAGAGGAAGTTTAAATATGTCATACAATCTACTCCAATTAACTCAGCAAATCACCGCTGAATTAAATTTACCTGTCCCATCTTATGTAATCGGCAATACAAGTCAGGATGTGCAACAAATCCTAGCTTTGTTAAACCGTTCAGGATATGACTTGGTAAAGGAGTACGATTGGCAAGCTTTAGAGCTTGAATATCGCTTCTACACAACCGCAATAACCACAACCTGCAATACGACCAACGGCACTCAGTCTTTGACTAATGTTGGTACGACTGTGGGTTTGGATAACACTTATTCCATTGTTGGCACGGCTATTCCGCAAGATACCTATGTTGATTCGGTAACCGATGCCAATACTGTTGCTACAACACAACAGAGTTCTGCAACTTCCATAGGCGGTACGGTCACATTTAGCAAAACTATCTATGATTTGCCACCTGATTACGAAACTATTACAGACAATACCCATTGGGATAAAACTAAACATTGGCAGATGCTTGGCCCTGTTGATGCCCAGCAATGGCAATGGCTCAAGTCAGGCTATATCTCCACAGGCCCACGAGTTCGCTGGCGTATTCTAGGCGGTCAATTTCAGATTTGGCCACCATACAATACCCAAGAATATCTAGGATTTGAATATCGTTCTAAAGGATTTGTCAGAAGTTCTACAGGCGAAGTAAAGAACAGTTTTACCGCTGATACCGATACGACCGTTTTAGATGATACCGTACTGGTTCTTGCAACAAAATTGAAATATTTCCAAATTAAGTCATTTGATACGACTTCATTACAACAAGATTACAACCGTTATTTAAGCATTGCTAAAGCCAATGATAAGGGTTCTGCTACCCTGTCTTTTGCTCCACAACCAAGCGCAGTATTGATTGGCTGGGCAAATATCCCTGATACTGGCTACGGTAGTTAATTATGGCGGCTCAACAGCGTAGAGCAACGGCAACATCCTTAGCTGCGCCCATAGGCGGGTGGAACGCTAGGGATTCGATTGCCGATATGTCACCCTTAGATGCGGTGACTTTGACCAATATGTTTCCTACGCCTTCTGATGTTCAATTAAGGTACGGTTATAGCCAATATTCCACAGGAATTACAGGTCAAGTTTATTCGCTAATGAATTACAGCGCACCGACTACAGAGCAACTATTTGCCGTAGCCAATGGCGTTATTTATGATTCGACCAATCAGGGTGCAGCCACTACTGTATTTAGCGGTCTTACGAATTCCAAGTTTCAGCACATCAATATATCCAATACTGGCGGTCATTTTTTAGTGGCTTGTAACGGTTCTGATCCAACCATGATTTATGACGGTAGCGCATGGTTTAAGGTCGCTACTACAACTACTGCTCAAACGATTAGCAGTATTACTAGGGGCGGTACTGGTAACCTAACAGCTACGCTGGTTACTGCATCGGCTCACGGTCTTGTCACAGGCAACAGAGTAACGATTACAGGTGCTACGCCTACTCAATTTAATGGCACTTATGTTATTACCGTAGTAAATACCACGACTTTTACTTATACGATGGCATCCGCTCCAAGCGGAAATGCAACCGTTATGGGTACATACACAACTATCGGTATTACAGGCGTAGATTCATCGACATTCATTGGGGTCAATTTATTTAAAAACCGTCTTTGGTTTACCCAAAAAGATAACCTCAAGGCATGGTATTTGGATGTCAATTCGATTGGCGGTGCTGCTACAGCGTTTGACTTTAGCGGAATAGCTCGTAATGGTGGTTTCTTGCAAGCGATGGGAACATGGACTATTGACGCAGGTCAAGGCGTAGATGACTATGCTGTTTTTGTTACCAATATGGGCGAAGCAATCGTTTATAACGGTACTGATCCTACTTCAGCAACGACTTGGGCATTAAAAGGCGTATGGCAATTAGGTCAAACCTTTAATAGACGCTGTTTCTTTAAGTATGCTGGCGATCTATTGCTTTTAACCCAAGATGGTTTAGTTCCCTTAGCTTCTGCCTTGCAATCTTCTCGTCTTGATCCCCGTGTCAATATTACGGACAAGATTTATCAAGCGGTAAGCCAAGCTGCATCTAGCTATTACAATAATTTTGGCTGGCAAGTCAATTATTACGCCAGTTTAAATATGCTGATTTTGAATGTTCCTGTAACAGAAGGAACTCAGCAGTATGTAATGCACACAATTACTAAATCTTGGGCTAATTTCACCAATATCAACGCTAATTGCTGGGAAGTTCACGGCAAAGCTGACATATTCTTTGGTGGCAATGGGTATGTAGGCCGTTTTTGGGATGGCACAAGCGATGCAGGATCAAATATTAACGCCACAATCCAGCAAGCTTATAGTTATTTTGACAGTAGAGCGACTTTAAAACGCTTTACGATGGCTCGCCCTATCTTTATTACAGATAATTCGCTTCCATCCGTCTTGGTAGGTATTAGCACCGACTTTAATCCAGTACCCCCAACAGGAACAGCCAGTTTTAACCCTGCCAATGTCCCAGTAGGTCGTTGGGATGCTGGAATTTGGGACTACAACCTATGGGGCGGTGGCAATAATGTCCAAAAACAATGGCAAGGCGTAACTGGAATCGGTTATTCGGGTGGGGTTTCAATGTCTATTGCATCGCAAGGTGTTGATTTGCATTGGGCTTCTACCGATATTGTCTTTGAAACAGGTGGAGTGCTGTAATTGCGTAAAGTAACTACAGAAAATCAAAATAAATTAAGAAGTTGGCTGTCAAAAGTAGGAAAGTTTGAATATCCGCAAAATACTATGTGTATTGGGCAGGAAAAAGACGGTAAATTAATAGCGGTAGTCGGTTATAACTGCTTTTTACCTGATTCTTGCCAAATCCATGTGGCATCTACGGATGTGTATTGGCTAAGTAAAGATTTGCTGTTTGCTATATTTGATTACCCCTTTAACAAACTTAAAGTTAAAGTTATAATTGCACCTATATGCAAGGATAATGTTAAGTCCTTGAATTTGTGCCGAAAACTTGGCTTTGAGCAGGTAGCTGACATACCATATGGTCACCCTAACGGTGATCTTATAATTGTCACAATGAAGCGTAATCAATGCAAATGGTTACAACAAGGAGAAGGCAATGGGCGGTATAGTTGATTCAGTATTTGGCGGTGGTGGTGGCGGTGGCTCAAGTGCGCCAGCCGTTCCTGACTACACCGCTTTAGCCAATCAAACGGCAGCCAATAATCTTAAAGCAGCCCAAACCGCTGCCGCTGCTAATCGTGTAAATCAATTTACACCCTATGGGTCGCTCCAATATTCTGAAGCGGGTACGGATTCGCAAGGCAATCCAATTTATAACGCTACTCAAACGCCTACAGAGCCTTTAGGAAGCGCAATTAATTCCAATATAGGACAGATAGCCAATCAATACGGAACGCAGTTTAATGGGGGCAATTTGCCTTCCTATGGCATCAACCCTAATCAGACTTATAGCGATGCGATCATGCAACGCTTACAGCCACAACAACAAATGCAGCAAAAGCAATTTGATGCTCAGATGGCTAATCAGGGTATTCCCGTAGGTTCTGAAGCTTACCAAAATGCTGCAAGAATATTCCAACAAGGTCAAAACGATCAGCGCACAAGCGCAATCGTTGGTGGCATGGATACTGGATTACGAGCCAACCAACAGCAATACAATCAAAATCTTGCTAATTATCAATTACCCTTGACTGTAGGTAGCCAATTAAAAGCTTTAGGAACTCCTAACTATATTAATCCTGCACAGCAACAAACAACGGCTGGTGCTGATGTTTTAAGCGCAGGAATTGGTGGTTATAACGCTAATATGGGTCAATACAATGCAAGACAAGCTGCTAATCAAAACTTTAATAGTGGTTTATTTGGTTTGGGACAAGCTGGATTAATGTCCCCCGCTGGAACTTTTAGCGGAATCGGTAACTTTGTTAGTGGATTATTCTGATGAATCAATATCCTTACATGACTGATCTTTCAGGAATTGGTGGAGGGATGCAAGATACCCGTAGCCAAGATGCTTTGCATCAAGCTTTGTTATTAAAAACAATGGAAATGAATCCACAAGTTCAGCATAATCAGCAAAATATGAATGGATTAGCCCAAGCATTAAGGCAAGGTAATAAAACTCCTTCTGATCCTTCAAATATCAACCCAGCCACAGGTCAAGATTGGTCTACAACGGGTAGCGGTTATGCTGGCAATGGTAGTTATGGTACTGGCGGTATTGATGCTTACTTAAATGGCACAAGCGGTATTGATAATAGCGCATTGGGTGATTACAACCTTAGCGGTATGGGTGCAAATGATTTAAGTTCATTGGCTGGCAATAGTGGTTTGAGCAATATTGGTGATTATTTGGCTTCATTGTTTGGTAGTGGTGGAGCAGCAGCGGGCGCATCTACAGCTATTGAAGAAGCTGCGCCATTAGTTTTAGCTGCTTTATAAGGAAAAAATATGGCAGATTACACAAATCCCGAAGAATTAGCAGCGCAATCAGCAATAGCTCGCCAACAAAAGTTGGCTGAAATGTTATTTGCTCAGGGCGCACAACAGCCACAAGGTCAATTAGTATCAGGACAATATGTAAAGTCTAACCCTTTGCAATTCTTGGCTAATGCTGCTAACCAGTATGCGGGTCTTAAAACTTCTGAAGCAGCAAACCAAGCACAATTAGATTTAGCTCAAAAATTGCGTGGCCAACAAGAACAAGATATAGCTAAATTTGGTGAATTGATAAAAACTGATCCTAATGCTGCTTATCAATTTGCATCTAAGTCTTATGTTCCACAATTGCGTGAAGCAGGACTTAAAAAGATGATGCCACAAGAATTCGATCTTCCTGAAGGCGCAAAACGTTACATGACATTGCCTGACGGAACTTATAAAGAAGTGGCTTCAGGTGGCGAAAAAGTACACGCTGTTAAGGGCAATTTGGTAACTTCAAG